CTCATCTACATCAGCTTTGATATAAACTCCGTTTATTCTCTGCTGTAACTCCTTCTGCATATCCGTAAATGATTTGCCAGCTATTGTCGAGGAGTAAACATTATCTGCTAAAGCATTTGTTGTTTCAGTTGCAATGTCTAAAAAACCAGTAAATTTTAATCTTTTCAGGTTTGTAATAGTTTGAATATCTATCTCAGTAAGAGTTTTGAATTTAGCTGGTATCGGTAAGTCTTTCATGTTTGCGACAATAACTTTTGCCAACTTATCGTACTCTCTAACTGTATTGTCAGCCCATAATAAATAATGTTTATCAATTGCCTCTTTTAGTTTGGGTCTAATCTCTACTGCTAATCGTGCCTCAAATAGTTTACCTTTTCTTGTAGGTAGGTCGTTTGCAATCTTAACAACATCTCTTTCAAGATTTTCTAGTGCGATGTTCAATCTGTTCGTATGTCTAAGTTCAATATCATCTACAAGGTTTTCTCTGGCTTGTGCTAGTTTCTCAATCTTATCCATTATCTTTTCTTACCTTGTCCTCTGTACTTCTTAAAACTTGCCTTCTTTTTTTTGTTCATTGTACTTGTTATTGGGTTACGACCAATAGAAGTACCTTTGTGAACTGGTATATGTGCTGTGTAAGTTTTACTCTTTCTCACTTAATTGTTTCCAAAACTCATCAAGAGCATTATGTTCACAGTTCATACATGGACAGCATGGACATTGACTTCCATTAGAGCAATGACACTCATGACCGCAGTTAGAACAAGTCATTCAATAATTCTCTTAATTCTAAGCCTTCCCATATCATTCTCCAACTCCACCTTTAATTCATCACATTTTACATAGATACCTTCTTGCTCCTCACCTATTTGGCGAGAAACGATCCGTTTCTGTTCCAAACAAGATTTCATACCTTCTACACCTTCACCCATAGGCACATATTCAATTACTGTACCATTGCTTATCATCATCATAGTAAAAACAAGTTCGATCATCAGTAAGTTCCATTCTTTTCTTCTAAATCAATTATTCGTTCTTCGTGAAACTGAATTGTCATATCGTTCTTTTTTATGTTCGGTATTTCGTTTTCAACTTGTTCTTTTAATTTATTTTGATTAGTTGCAAGAAATTCCACAAGCATGAAAAGCTCATTTATTTGTGGGCTAACCATATCTCCTTTGGGTACACCATCAATAAATTCATTTGCACTTTGTAAATCTTTTTCGATTAATTGTAGTTCAGTTTCAATAATATTTAGTCTCTCAATCACTCCGAAGGCAAACCAAGAGCCGACTAAAATTCCACCAATTATGGTTATTAAATTTTTAGCTGGAAGGCTGACTTTGCTGTCCTCCGATAAATCTAGCTTACTCGGCATCTTCTTCTTCAGCTACCTCTGCTTGAGTTTGTGCTGTTTCAAATACTCCTACCTCTGCTTGTGCTGTGATCTCATCATTAATCGTGCTGATTACTGCATCATCATCTATGACCGCACCCACAATCTGTTTATCAATTTCTTTTTGGAATGTGCTTGATCTTACACCACTTGCTTTTGCTTGTTGTAAGAAAGCAAGATCAGAAGCATAATCTCTGAGGTTGAAGCTATCAGGATAATCTATCTCTCCATCAAATGACTTGCCTTGCCACCTAGCCCATAGACTCCATATCTGCTCC